AATCAGGGTTTTTGATGGGTGCAAGTTGCGGTGGACAGCCCATGTTTGTTGACCCAAACCCCGGTTATCGGCTCGGGCGATCAGACCGAAATTAGTCACTGTCTACGAGGGTGGTTTCAGAAACCTTTTTTAGAAAATCGGCTTTGCACAATGCTTTAAGGATTTCCCAAGCTTCGTTCTCAAAGGGACTTTCGCCGATCATGTCTGGTGGGAAAAGTTCTTTGTACTCTTCAACGTTTCCGCCGTTGTACAACACAGATGCAACGATGTTGACCGCATCAACCGTCGCGCAAACTGCATCCAACTCTTCAATCTGCTCGTCAGTCCATACTTCAGTCACTACGGTTTTCCAATCTGAGGGGACGGTTTAGAAAACTTGGGTGTCGTCGTATTTGAGTTCACCGGCGCGGCCATCGGTGTGGTACGACCGCTTCAGGTTGGCGCCGGGGTTGTAGATGTGCAGTTTGTGCTGGTGCCAGCCCGGTAAGCCATCCACGTTGAACGCTTGATCCAGAATGCCGTGCATCCTGTCCTCAATGAAGCACCTAGCGGTGTCGGAGAAGTAGCAGTCCATGATGCGGCGGTAGTAAGCGACAGATGCTAGGTGGGGGCGTTGTGACCATTGGCTGGTGCGGATGAAGCCTTGGTCGTCGCCGTGCATCATGTGGTCGTGGTCGGGGGGGATTCGGCCCTCATGGTGCAGGCGAACCACGTTCGATTGCCCCGACAGAATGAAGTCGCTGATTGAATCCCAATCAATGGGCTCGTCGGTCACCAGCGGGGTGTCCTGCTCCACATACAACACCAGGGGGGTGGTGATGTCCTCAAGAACGCGGCGCATCATCCCGGTCTGGTGCAGATGCCGGTCGAACACGTAAGGCACCACCGGGTGCCACTGTTTAGCGGCTTTCCACAAGGCGCGGCGGGTGAACTCGTCGTAGGCCGGTTTGTGTTCCCACACTTCGTCCCGCACCCCGTCGAAGGTGAGGAACACCTCGGCGTTGGGGAAGTGATCGCGCACCGACGCCATGGTTTCGTCGAGAATTCGGGTGGACGGGTGGGACTTGATCAACGACACCGGGACGACGACGCTGATCACAAGGCACCCAATTCGGTGAGGTCGTCTACCAGCCACTGTGACCACTGGCGTTTGTAACGCATCCACCACGCGGTGATGGTGTTCAGGTTCGCCGGCCACCGATACAACAAGTCTTCGATGTAGCCGGGAAGCTGTTGGTAGGTGTTGATCACCGGCAACGGGCAGCCGGGGAACAGGTGTTCCCAATACCCCAACGCATTCCATTTGGGGCTGTAGTCGTCGCAAATGGGGATGGTGTGGGCTTCCAACGCTTCGTACACGCGGAATGATTCCGCCGACTCAGGGCCGGATGGTGCCGGTGCCAGTTTCGCCGAACACATCATGGTGGCGTAGTCGGCGGGTGCCATGCCTTGGGTGAAGCCTTCGGTTTCGTAAGCTTCGACCCGCGCTGAAGTGACGCGTTTCAGGGTGTCGAAACAGTCATCGCGGCGGTCATGGGTGTTTTGCGCCGAAATGAACACGTCCACATCTCGGGCGGGATCGCCGCCAAGATGGTTGAAGTGCGGGGGGAATCCGATCCCGAACAGGCGCGAATCACCATAGTTGCGTCCTGGTCGGGGTGTTTGAACCCACCATTTGATGTTGGGGTGGCTTACCCGTTCGGGGTCGAATTCGTCTTCTTCGTCGCCGGTTCGGATACCCAAAACCCACTGGTATCGGCTGATGGCGTCGGAAATCTGGTCGGTCTGGTCAGCCCAATACCTGCCGGGGATGATGAGAATGCAACCATCGGTGTTGGGGAAGCCTTCGTGGCGTTTGAACATCAAACCTGTCGGGTACAGCATGTTGGCGAACAGCAGATCCAGCATGTTCTGATCCCACTGGTCACCGGGGGCTAAACGTCCGACCGGGATCACAGGCTGTCCAGAATGGTGGCCCAGCGGTGGATGTAGGTGTGGTGGGCTTTAACGTGTTCGTGGCAGCGCCGGCGCATGGTTTCGCGGCCCAGCTCGTCGTCTAAATAGCGGTCTATCAGGGTTTTAAGCCCGTCGAAGTCACCGAAGTCGAAAAAGTCCATGGTGCCGTCGAACCATTCGTCGATGCCGTGGATGCGGGGGAAAATCTGGAAACCGCCACGTCCAGGGGCTTCAAACAGCCTGTCCGACGCATACCAGGGATAGTCGAATCCCAGGCACAGGGTGTCTCCGACCGCCACTTTGGAGTTGGCGTAAACCCTGTTCAGGTCGTCGCCGCGCAGGGTGCCGGTGTCGCCGTCGCCGCCCACATGGGTGAATCGCGGCCCGTAAGTTTGGCGCAGCCAATCGACAAGTTGGGGGCGCCATGGCCATTCGGGGTGGTATCGCTTCGACCCGACGAAAATCACGTCATTGGCGAACGGGGAGGGCTCGGTGCTGATGTAGCACTCCCGGTCGAACACTCCCGCCGGCAGGAAATGGCCCTGAACTGGGGTGTTTTCGGTCAACCAGTCGGCCATCTTCTTGTCCACGGTGAAAAAGTGGTCAAGTTCCCAATACGGGCCGCGGATGTCCTGTTCCCGCTGCAACCCGAACCACAAGTCCAAGTGGTAGGTCAGCGAGGGGATGCGGTGCTGCCGGATGACCTGCAACGCGTTGTCCATGCCGGGGGTGTCCCAGCCATGGGTGTGGATCCACACGAACACGTCGCACTGCACAGCAGTTTCGGTGACGTGAGCAGCAGAAACGTGGGTTTCCTGAAGGCGGATGACCTCATGGCCCAGAGATTCCAGGCTTTGGGCATGGTGGTTCTCCGAACTGTATGGGACAGCGAAGTTCCCTAGGAATGCGATTCGCACGGTGGGCCTTTGCTGGACAGGGCTTCAAGTTCGCGGTTCAGCTTGGCTTGGAACAGGGCATCAACGGCATTGCAGAACTGGCGCTGGAACATGCGGCAGTGGCAGTCCCGGTGGTGCCGTGCCTTACGGGCTTCTGAAAGCGCGGCCACGATCCGCAACTGAGGGGTGGATTCTAGGGTTCGGGACATCGGGTTGACCTTCACCGAACAGGTGAAATAGGAAAACCCCGCACCATCGGTGTCGGGGCTGATACGGGCACACGTGTCCCGCACTAGAAACGATACCACGAAAATCACACGGGTGTGATTAGTTTTCTTCGTCGGGGAAACGCACCCGCTTTTCGGGAACGCACACCGTTGAATGCGGCGCCAACCTCGGGCTCAGCGAACCGTAGTCGGCGTCGGGGTCAACTTGGATGACCGCGGTGACCCAGCCGCGTTCCACCCGCAGGATTTCCGCCACGTGTTCCAGACCGTCGAAGTCCACCAACGCCATGTCACCGAGACTGAATTTCGTCATGGTTCACCCCTTCGGGAAGGTCGTAGCCCAGCAGTTTCGCCAACCACAGGTACTTGTCGGGGGGCCACACCGCGCCGCAGGCTTGACACGAACAGCCCTGGTTGACGATCAGGCGCAGGGCCGGTTGGCGCACGGTGTCGCCGGCGGAATCCCGCTTCCAAATGTGGGTTTTCGTGCAGTTCGGGCAGGGGGCGCTGATGTGTTTCACCGATTCGGGGTCAAGAAGGTGCAGGATCTGGTCGGCCCAGCCGTTGATGGTTCGGGCCATCGCTTCCACCATGTCGGTGTCCTGGGGGCGCCAAGTGGCGAACCCCAACGCTTGGATACGTTCCACGGTCGGCATCGGTTTGGGCCACCATTTCGCCGCCATGGCGTCCATGTCGTTGATCAGTTGCAGGGCATCAATCCACAGCGGTGGCAAAGACTTGGCGGGGGTTTTGTTCTCCCCTTGGGTGCCGGCCAGATCCGCTGCCAGGGTGTCGTACAGACATGGCGCGTACACGGTGGCGTCGTGATAGACCGCCATCCGCGGCCCTGTCAACCGTTGAACAGCCCGACCCAGCCGGGTTCGGGCTGCCTGAATGTTTCCGTCAGCCATCGTCATTCTTCCTGTATTTGCAGGTGTGAATCAGCATTCCCGCCACGGTCGCCATGACCCCGGCAACGATTAGTCCGTTCATGTGTTTTTCCTGTCGGTCAGGCGCCCGTAGTGGACGACGCGCCCTGGTAGCGGTTTCTGGGGCTGGATGGTGTTGGAACACAAATGCTTGATTCGGGCTTTGCAGATGTCGCACGTCCGATGCAGCGCGGCCTGCACCCGCTCATCGGTCGGGTCACGAAGCCAATCCACCGGAAACCCGCCCAGAATCGTTTCTAAGCCGCTTTCGCTGCTCGGGTGACATGCCGCCCCACACCCCGTGCTGTTCGTTGTTCTTGACCGCATACGACAGGCATTCCTTAGTCACCGGGCAGCTGGCAGACCAGCTTCGCCTCAATGACGGTGCGCCACTGGTGCTTTTCCGCGAACCACATATCCCCGCCGACTTCGGCGCACAAGGCGCGTTCCATGAATTCGTGACGAGCCAGGATGGGCAGCCGAATCATTTCCGCCCCTTCAAAGCTTCTTTCACCAGGGCCATGCCGCGTTTGGCGATGGCCCCGTAGTCCACGTGGTCGCAGCGCGACAGCCCGTTCAGGTGGATGCCGGCGTCGTCGCAGAACTCACATTCCGCGATTTCGCACATCTGGTCGTATCGGTCAGCCATGGATTTTTTCCCTTCGCTTCGTGCGCGTTGGTTAGGTGAGAAAACAGATAAAAGGTGAGTAGTTCTTACGTAAGTACGTCCGTTACGTACGTGCATAAGCTCGTAGAACTGCGTTCGGTGATGCTCCAAGCACATGCTTGGGCGATGCTCAAGCATCGGGATTCCACCGCTTCAACGCCGCTTTCCTAGCCTTGTCAGACCGGGTCTTCGCCGCTTCATCCGACATCTGGAAATCCGACCAACCATTAATTGACCAGCCGCCCATATCGGTGTGCCACAAACCGCACTTGACCAGTTCGTCAGCGTCTTTACGAGTGGCATGGATGAACGGCAGACACGCTTCTGGCACGTAGCCATCGGTGCCGTGCTGGCCGCAGTACGCCAGCGCCGCCACGTACACGAACGCTGAACGCCACCTGCCGGCTGCGGTCAGTTCCAGCATCTTCGGATTGGATGCAAACTGGGTGTCCAAACGAACCCACGGCAACCCCATTCAGACTCCTTCTTCAATTGTTTTTGGCACGTCCAAAGGCTTCAGATCCGCTTGGGGAACCCACCAGGCATCGGGTTTTTCATCGGGTTTGTCGGGATTGCCCCAGTAGTCGTCCTGTTTGGCCGCTTTCGCTGAGATGTAGCCGTGAACCGTCAGAGTGGGTGGCACACCAGTTACAAGGATGTAGAAACGGTCATCAGGGTCGTCAGGACGAACAATCAATCTTCCGTGTTTGTAATCGGTCTGGCGTACTTCAAGATTGGGAAGCACATCGGGGTACGTGTGGAACGTGTTTACCGATGCTGACCAGTGAACGTTCAGCAGCTTGGCTGTGGCTTTCTCAGCGGCGGTGGCGCAAACCTCATGCCACAGCCATCGTTGATAATCACTGGTTTGAAATCGAGACTTGTAGCCGTTGCTTTTAGATACCGCCATCCGGTCTACCGCGGTTTGAACCGCTTCTTTGAACTCCCACATTGACAACGTGACTAGGTGCATGGATTCGCCTCATTCTGGGCAGGCAAAACGCAGCCGTGGTCGTCCAGAAGCACCCATCGGCCATGGCGGAACAAAGGCACTTCGGCGGGGTTCTTGGTCTGCCTAACCAGCCATCCACGCGTCAACGCTTGTCGGCGGCTGGATTCGATCAGCAGATGACAACTCGGGCACACCAAGACGCAGTTGGCGGGTTGGTTGGTGTCGGGGCGCCGGGATCCGCCCATGGCGCGTGGCCGGCGGTGGTGGAATTGCAGGTTGTACTGCACGGTGCCGCACAGTTCGCACCGCTTCCCAGCGCGTTCGGCCACCATGGCGCGAACCTTTTTGGAGAACCCAGTCACTGCGGTTCGGGTTTCTGGGGCAGCACCGGGCGCAGCACCTCGCACGGGCACTTGTGGGCCTTCTCCGCAATGGCCGGATAAATCCACACCTCACAGCCATGAGCGTCGTTGTGGAAACGGCTGACGTGGCCGCATTCGCACCATGTCATCTGCCCACCACCGATGCTTCAGCGCGAAGCACACCCACCACCGACCTGCCGGCATCCATGCGGTTTTCCAACACGCGGATGTCGGACTTCAGGATCCGCAACTCAGCTTCGGCCAGTTCGGCATCCAGCCGTTCCTGTTCGGTGTCCAGGGTGGCTTGGTGTGTTCGGGCCTGGGCGTTAGACCCGCTGGACGCCAAGAACGCTCTGGCGAACGCCACCGTGTACACGTAGCGTTTCCGCACCGCATCCATTTCAGCGCCTTTGATGCGGAACCCGGCTTCGTCCAACTGCCGCGACAACCGCGACAGTTCCAGTACCGCGGTGGTGGGGGTGATGTCGGTCATCGGCTGCCCTGCCGTGCCTGCACTTCATCGCGGGATGCCACACCTTTGCGGGTGTCCGCGGCCAACACGGCGACGATGGCCCGACCCCACGCCGACGTTTCACCATTGGCCCATTCAGAGTCCTTGGTGTACGGCGTTTTACCGGGAATCGGCTCCGACGCGTGACCGATACCAGGGCGCGGGTCGTCGGCGGTGCGGTAGGCGTAAGCCTTAAAAACAAGGATGGGGCGATCCAGCGTCGTCCAAGTGCCGTCTTCCCCCTTCACCGGGGTGGGAACCAAAGCGAACGTCCACTCTGATTGCAACGAGCCCTCGGGGAACTTGGTTCGGAACTGTTCAATACGTTCGGAAACGGTGACGTAGTCGTCCAACGAAAATGCCATGGGTTAACCTCCCCAGTTGCCGCCGCAGCCGCCGGCAGCAGCGGTGGGCGGATTGATAGAACCGTCAAAAACAACGCAGCGAAGGGGCTGCCAGAACCATCCGATGCGCCACGTGTTCCAGCGGGTGCCATCTGGATAGGTGCGGCCCTCGCAGAACCCGCCATACGAGATGGCCACGATGGTGCCGGGGGTGTTACCTGGGCACCACAACGGCGGCTGCGGCATGAACTGGTCGGTGTCGGCGTGAGCGGTCGGCGCCATGACAAGCGCGGCCACAACACCCATGAGGGTTGCCCTAAGTTTCATGTGATGGTTTCTCCTTGGTCGTTGAACTTCAGCCCGTACAAGGTTTGGTGATGCCCGGTGTGACCCGCCGGCAACGAACAGCGCGGATAAACCCCCGACCAGCCGTTGAACGTGGCATGTCGGGCGGTGCAGCACGGTTCACTCATCGGTGTCTCTCTCGTACTGAAAACACAGGCAGACAGACCGGTCGGTTTCGCCGCCACAGCGGCCCCATTGCCCGTCGTGCTGGGCTGCGGTGTGACCGCATTCGGCGCAGCCGTGTTTCATGCCAGCGCCATCCTGTTTTGGCTGCTCAAAAGCTGGAAATATTTCCTCCCGAAATACTTGCGTGTAGGTACAGGATGGTCTAATGTGTAGGTACAAGCACCTAGAAAGGAACCCAACCAATGACCAACACACGTCCAGGTAATTCGATTGACAACAACTGCGCTGTTTTCATCACATTCCGTAAAGATGAACGCGGTGTTTTCTGCCTTCCCAACCTGTCGGTTGATGACTTCGGCGATCGTGCCGTCGTCGTTGAAGCCGATCTGTGCGAAGAACACGACAACTGCACAAAACTGTTTGTCGCACCCGATGACTCCGATGATATGGAATACGTTCACGCCGACAACGTCACCGAATACACAGTGGAAACCGATGACTGCTCTGGCACCGGGAAAAATGCCTACAGCATGGATAACGACCCCGAACAAACACGCGAATTGATGGCAGACATATTCGCCACGATCCCTACAGGCCCACACACGGTCACATGCCCTTGGTGCGACAACCACACCGCGCAAGCTGACGCAAACGGAATACTGCTGCCTCACCGCACCCCCGCCAATGCCTAGAGGCACTACGCTTCGCAACGTTCGCATCCCAGACGAACTCTGGGATGCGGCGTTGTGCAAAGCCAACGCAGAAGGCCGCAACGTGTCCGAAGTGATCCGCGAATACTTGGCTAAATGGGTCATGCGTCCACCTCGTCCACGGTGAGCAGGTAACGCAACGCCGCCACAGCTTGTTGGGGGCAGACCCCGTTGCCGATGATTTTCAACTGGTCGTTACGGCTGATACCGATCTCGGGATCGGTGACCCAACCTTCGGGCCAGCCCATCAACCATTCGCTGAAAGCGGCTGAGAGTCGCGGGTTGCCGTTCTTGTTCGGCTCAGTGGGTGCCGGGGCGGGTCGGGTCAAAGACTCCCAACGGCGGATGGCGGGTTCATATTTTCCCCAGGAGGTTGAATTCAGGCAGGCAATTGTCTGCAAATGCGTTGCGTTCTCAATCGGGCGGCCACTGGTTCTGGCCGTGCTGCCAAACATTCCGTCGTGGGCTTTCGGGGTAGGCAGTAGCAGGACGTAGTCGATGAGTTGGCGACTGTGGCCTTCCCGCTTGTCTGGGTGCTGGCCGCCGCCACTTCCATCAGAAGCGTTTGGCGTAGGCAGTAAATCCCGCGCACTTCCACGAACTTCGCTCACATCGTTGTATTCAGCGGGAAGATGGCCTTCTAGCAGCTCTAAAACCTGTTCCAGCCCTGGCACGCCCCAGTTATCCCGATTCGAGTCCGTGTAGCCCGTTAATGTTCTGCGCGACTTTCTGGGATTGGTAGCCACTGGTGTCGGCAGTAGCGCAATCGCTGCGTCCTCTACTCCATGTCCATCACCGCTGACGGCAACATCAGATCCCCCGACGATCCGCGCTGATTCGGGCCGCCCTTCGTCCCATCCGTGGCTTGAGGAGTCGGCAGCATTCCGCCCGTTTGGATGAGTCCGTTCTCCACCAAGATCGCTAGATCGGTGACTACTTTGCGTCCCGGCTTCTTCCGAAGGTGATCCTCCGGCGGGTTCCCCGATTGCTGCGCTACTGGCGTGGGCAACAATGAACACTCGTTCCCGCCGGTGGGGTGCGCCGATATCTCCAGCGGCAAGAGTTGTCCACTGCGCGTCATACCCGAGGTCGGCCAGGTCTCCGAGAACGGCTCCTGCCGCTCTGAGAACAGGTCGGCCTGCTCCGTCTCCCACAGTTCCCTTGTCGGGTTCCACGTCGCGATGTGCCTCTGCACTGAGCAATCCCCTCACGTTCTCGATGACCACGATGGTTGGCCGTAAGTGGTCAATGGCGTCGGCGAAGATCGCCCACAAACCGGAGCGGGTGCCGTCTTTGATGCCGGCGCGTTTACCGGCCGCGGACACGTCCTGGCAGGGGAAGCCGCCGCACAGAATGTCCACCGCAGCAACGTGATCCCAATCCACTGCGGTGATGTCGCCAAGGTTGGGCACATCGGGGTAGCGGTGCGCCAAAACTTTGGCCGCGGCTTTGTCGATTTCGCAATGCCACACGATGTCGCCGCCGAACACTTCTTCAACGGCCA